AATAGTCCAAGAATGGGTTAAGCCAGATGATATGTTAAAAGTATCAAATGTTGCAGGTGAATTCCGTGATAACGTTGCAATTATAGGTGCAACAAGCGGTGCAGAATATTACCTATCTTCATATGATCCGTTGAAAGATAGCACAAGAAATGAAGCTTATGATAACGCTTACTTGAATGACACCGCAAGTAATATCATAGACTTCACAGAAACAAATCCGTTTGGAAGAATATAATGTCAACATATAATCGTGTCATAAGAAAATTGGTTGTTGGTTTTGGTAACCTATTTGACAATATAACATTGTATAGATTCAAACCAGACAACACAGAATCGGAAAGATTTATTGTTCCAATCGTATACGCTTCCAAAGAACGTTATGTTATGAGACTGGAAGAAGATTTGAATTTGGATAAAAAAGTCCAAACAACTTTGCCTAGAATGTCATTTGAAATGGCAGGATTGAATTATGATTCTAGTAGAAAACAAAACACAAATATTAAAAATTTTGCAGGCACATCAGGCACTGGTGTATTGGCACAATATAATCCAGTTCCATATAATTTTGATTTTAACCTCTACATATATGTTCGTAACATTGAAGATGGCACACAAATCATAGAACACATTTTACCCTTCTTTACACCAGATTATACAATCAAATTAAATTTAATTCCTGAAATGGGAATCATTAAAGAAATTCCAGTTATTTTGAATAGCACATCTCACGATATTGTTTATGAAGGCGGTAGAGATAATGAAACCAGAATGATTATTTGGACATTAAACTTTACAGTCAAAGGTTTTATATTTGGTAAATTTAGAGAAACCAATGTCATTAATCGTGCTTTCGTGTCTGTTTACAATCAAGTAAGACAGGATGAATTGATAGAATTTTATATGGATTTAGATTCTGGTTATGGAACATATAAAGTTGGAGAAACTGTATATCAAGGATACACAGCTGACGATGCGACAGCCACAGGAGTTGTTGTTCAATTTACAGACAACATTTTACGCTTAAAAGAATTAACAGGAAACTTTGTGTCGGATAAACCTATATACGGAATTAATACATTGGCAAATTATAACTTCACTTCTTATAACTTGAACCCATTGAAATTTGTTGAAGTTGATTCAGTTGGTAGAGTTACAACAGACATTGATTATATGTCTGTGGATAAGGAAGAAGCTAAGGCTGATAATACATTGGCACAAGTTTTGACAATTAATAAAGCCGCAAACCAGTAACAAAAGATGAGAGAAATAAATGTCTAAAGAAACTATTAATATTGGTATTAGAGCAAATGATGGCAAAGGAGATTCTTTACGAGTAGCCTTCACCAAAACAAACAACAACTTCACAGAGTTGTTTACAACTGTTGCAAATAACTCTAATACTTCAAACACTTATTATGAAACAAACCAAGAACTAGCTCAAAACGCATACAATAAGGCAAACACAGCTTCTCTTGGAGATATATTGTTTGATGATACAGTAATGTATAGTAACACCAAGGTTGAAATTGGAAACGACCATCATAGTCGTAAAGCTTGGGGTATGACATTTGGTCAAACAACAACTCAAGCCAACAATGCTTATGGAAGTGCTGTTGCATATGATAATGAAAACAATATTTTGGTTGCGATGACAACACAAAACGAAGTTACTGGTTTACCACAATCAACGGTAATTAAATTTGATCCAAACGGATTAGTTTACTGGAGAAAATCTGTTCCAGCAACAAATACAAATAATGTATTATTGGCTAGTTATGCACAATCAATCGATGTTGATGCAAACAATAACGTATATCTGTTAACAAATATTCCAGATGACCACTCAACACTTGTTACCAAATTTAATTATCTTGGGCAGAACGTTTGGAATACATTGATATCCGATTCAGAAGATCCTAAAGATATTGCGGTTGACGATGAAGAATTTCCATACTATGTTGGTCACCACAACCTAATCACTGGTTTAGATATTACAGGCGAACTATATTTCACACACTTTAATGCAACGATAGCAAATACACATTGTGTTGTAACTTTACCTAATAACCGTGGTGTTTTGGTTGGTTCAGATGGTGGTTACGTTCACAAGTTTGATACTGAAGGTGTTTACTTATGGTCAAATAAAGTTGTTGCAGCCGGAAATACAATCATATCATTAACTTATGATACATCAAATAACTGGTATGCTGCATCGAATACACATGTCTATAAATTTAGAGCAAACAATCTGTTAGTTTGGGAAAAACAAATTCAAGTTAATCCAAATATAACAACCATAAAACACAGTAATAACTATTTGTATGCAACAGGAAAGAATTTAAATGGTGCAAACAAGGATGGTTTTACAACATATAAATTACATTCTGCCAATGGTAATTTGGTTTGGGCTAACTCATTACAAGTAAATGGTGCTGCAACTCCTGGTCGTCATGGTTTTAAACGAATGGACGTAAAAGATAACTTTATCTTAGGAACAGGTTATGCTTATCCAAATAACAGTCCAGTTGCTGTAGTAACAAATTACCAACTACCAATAGATGGTTCATTACCAGGAACATATTTTGGTTCTAACTCTACCACTTGGGGAGATTTCACTTATGTTTCTTATCCAGAAGCTTCAGTTCAAACCAGCACAACAGTTGGAACTGGCAACACAACATTAACAATTGCTGAGAATACCAACTACGCATACACAATGAATGTTGTTCAATATCAAAACCCAAGTCCAGAAAATGAACAACAAACATATTATTTCTTGCAAAAATGGAACTTTACAGAAAATGGAACACTAGTTATACCTTCTTCTGGTTCACAATTAGCTATTGAATTTAGTGGCAAATCTGTTGCTAACGTTTCCAACATATTGTTTGCAAATGGAACCACACAAGTTGGTGCAGCATTACCTTTAGCAAATTTAAAATCAATTCTAGCTGCGTCAACAGATTTTACTGATTTTAAAAATAGAATTTCACAACTATAATCAACTAAGAAAAATATGAATACCTTTGATAAAAATATGGAAAAATTTTTTGAAGTAACACCAGTTGAACCGGTTCCACAACCATTGATTCCCGTTGAACCAAAATCACCTGTTGATAATTTGGATTTAAAACAAGATTTAGTTGATTCTTATGAACAAACAAAATCGAATTTACAAGACCTGATTGATTCTGGTAAGGATGCAATGGAAGAATTACGTCAAATTGCCAGTGCAGGTCAGCACCCACGTGCGTTTGAGGTTTATGCCACATTATTAAAGAATATGGTAGATGCAAACAAAGAACTATTGAACGTGCAAAAACAAATGCGTGATATGGATGGTAAGAAAAATACAGGCGATACAAAAATAGATAAGGCGGCAATTTTTGTTGGTTCAACCGCAGAGTTAAACAAACTCATCAAAGGTAATAAAGAATGATTGATGATGATGACTACGGTCAATTAAACGCCAATGATTCGTATAGAGATAATCCTTTACTTAAAAAATCAGGAGTAAAAGTAGATTATACTCAAGAGCAGGTTGACGAATATATTAAGTGTGCCAAAGATCCTGTTTACTTTGCTGAAAACTACATCAAGATTGTTAACGTTGATGAAGGTCTGATGAAGTTTAAGATGTGGCCATTTCAGAAGGAAATGATTAAGACTTACCACGAAAATCGTTTCTCAATCACAAAATGTCCTCGTCAGGTTGGTAAAACCACCACCTCCGTAGCATATCTTTTGTGGTTAACACTCTTTACAGAAACTCAAAACGTGGCCGTTCTGGCGAACAAAGGTTCTCTTGCACGTGATATTCTTTCAAAATACCAGTTGGCATACGAAAATCTACCAATGTGGTTGCAACAAGGTGTTGTGGTATGGAACAAAGGTAACGTTGAACTAGAAAACGGTTCTAAGATTATTGCTGCATCAACATCTAGTTCTGCCATTCGTGGTGGATCATTTAACTGTGTATTCTTGGACGAATTTGCGTTCGTTCCAAACAACATTGCTGAAGAATTCTTTAACTCTGTTTATCCTGTAATTTCATCTGGTAAAACTTCCAAGATTATTATTGTGTCTACACCAAACGGTATGAACCTGTTCTACAAATTGTGGATGGATGCTATCAATAAGAAGAACAACTATAAGACCTTTGAGATTCATTGGTCGATGGTACCAGGTCGTGATGAGGCATGGAAAGAAGAAACAATCCGCAACACAAGTGAACGTCAATTTAGACAAGAATTTGAAACCGAATTCTTGGGTTCGTCTAATACATTGATTTCTGGTTACAAACTACAAACAATTGTTTATCGTGATCCTGTTGCCAACCATGATATGATGAAAATCTATGAACACCCTGTTAAAGAAATTAATGGTGCCAAATCGGACCACCTATACTGTATTTGTGTGGATGTATCGGAAGGTAAAAACTTAGACAGTTCAGCATTCCAAGTTATTGATATATCACAGACACCATATAAACAAGTTGCGACTTATGCGAGTTCATCAATCACACCAATTTTATTTCCGACAGTCATATATAATGCAGCAAGATACTACAACGATGCGTATATATTGGTAGAAATTAACAATAATCCACAAGTTGCAGACTCTTTACACCAAGATTTTGAATATGAAAACCTATGGAAAGTGTTCACAGGCAACAAGAAGCCCCAACAATTGAGTGCAGGTTTTGCCCGTGGCATTCAAATGGGTCTAAAAATGTCACCTCAGGTTAAGGCAATTGGTTGTTCAAACCTAAAAACCTTGATTGAAGGAGACAAACTATTAATTAATGATTTCGATACTTACTCAGAACTTACCACATTTGAACAACAAAAAAATTCATTTGCGGCAGCTTTGGGTGCTAACGATGACTTGGTCATGTCTCTTGTAATTTTTGCTTGGGCAACAACTCAACAATATTTTAAGGAAATTGTAAATCACGACATAAGAAAACAAATTCAATTAGAAAAGATGAACCAGATGGACGAAGATGTTTTACCAGCTCCAATCATTGAAGATGGTTTAGAACATGATTTTGAAATCATCGGTGGTGATTTATGGGAACTTGCAGATGGCAATGAGACATATGCAAAGTTTATGAGGAATCAATTCGAAAGGTTATAAATCCAGCCTTTCATAAATACTCTTATGGTATTTTGCCAAAAGAACATAATAATTCAAGGAGAATAAAATGGCATTTCAAATCTCTCCAGGCGTAAATGTAGCTGAAGTGGATGCAACAACCGTTGTTCCAGCAGTTCAACAAACCGCCGGTGCATTTGCTGGAGCATTTCAATGGGGTCCAGTAGATAAAGTAAAACAAATAGACAGCGAAATAACTCTTGCCAGCACATACGGCAAACCAGATTCATTAACCGCAGTATCATTCTTTACTGCGGCTAATTTCTTGTCTTACGGCAACAATTTAAGTGTTGTTCGTGCAGTCGGTGCATCATCAAATAATGCAACCGATGGTAGCGGTCTTAACCTTCAAATCAAAAATGAAGATGTATACGAAGCTAATTTTTTAAGTTCCAATAACGGAAATGACTACGGGCCTTTTGCAGCACGTTATCCAGGCGTTCTAGGAAACTCAATCAGTGTTCATGTTTGTGCTAACACAGAAACATATGGAACATGGTCATACAAAAATTATTTTACATCCGCACCAAGCACATCAGATTTTGCTGATTCTGTAGGTGGTCAAAATGATGAAATGCACATTGTTGTTGTTGACCAAGATGGATTGTTCACAGGTTCTGCTGGTGCAATCTTAGAAACTTATGCTTTCGTTTCAGCTGCATCCGATGCGGTTATTAATGGTGTAACAAACTATTACAAACAAGTTATTCTGAATAACTCAAAGTATATCTATGCAATGGATCCAGTTGAATATTCAACTACAAATGCAACATGGGGTCGTTCAGCTGCTGGAAGAAACTTTGCAAGTCCTGCAACAAATCAAACAGTCAATTTGACAACAGGTTCAAACGCAGTACCTACTGATGGTAATATTGAAAATTCTTATGATTTATTTGCAAACAAAGAATCTATTGATGTTGCGTTGGTATTAACTGGTGGACATTCTGTTGCAGTTCAACAATATGTTATTGATAACATTGCTGTTGGTCGTGCAGATTGTGTGGCATTTGTTTCTCCAAGATACTCAGACGTTGTTAATAAAACAGGTGATGAAACAACCAACATTCAAGACTGGTTAACAGCATTGTCTAGAAGTTCATCATACGTTGTTGCCGATTCTGGTTGGAAATACCAATTCGACAAATACAACAACACATATCGTTGGGTTCCATTAAACGGTGACATTGCTGGTCTGTGTGTATATACAGATAACGTGCGTGACCCATGGTTCTCACCAGCAGGTTTCAACCGTGGTGCAATTAAGAACTGCATTAAGTTGGCATGGAATCCAAACAAATCTTTCCGTGACACATTGTATGCAGCAGGTGTAAACCCTGTTGTGTCTTTCCCTGGTCAAGGAACAGTATTGTTCGGTGACAAGACATTGTTGAACAAACCTTCTGCATTTGACCGTATCAACGTTCGCCGTTTGTTCATTACACTTGAGAAAGCGATTGCTCAAGCTGCTAAATATTCAATGTTTGAATTGAACGATGAATTCACAAGAACACAATTTGTTGCTTTGGTATCACCATTCTTGCGTGACATTCAAGGCCGCCGTGGTATAACTGATTTCAGAGTTGTTTGCGATACAACAAATAATACACAACAAGTTGTTGATAGTAACCAATTTGTTGGAGATATCTATATCAAGCCTGCACGTTCAGTTAACTACATTCAATTGAATTTCGTTGCTGTTGGAACAGGTGTTGACTTCGTAACAATCGTTGGCGCAGCTTAATAAATAAACGATATAGGAGAAAACAATGTCATTCAATGTAGCAGAATTCAGAGCAAATATGATTGGGGACGGTGCCCGTCCTAATCTGTTCTCTGTATCTTTAATATTTCCATCAAGCGTAACTAACTCAACAGCTGCTGGCCAAAAAATAACTTTTATGGCAAAAACAGCACAGTTGCCAGGTTCTTCAATTGGAACTGTTCCTGTTTATTATTTTGGTCGTGAAATGAAGTTTCCAGGAAACAGAACATTTGCAGATTGGACATTAACAATCATTAACGATGAAGATTTTGTAATCAGAAATTCTTTAGAAAACTGGATGAACTTAATTAATAGTCATGCAGGCAACGTAAGAGCTGGTGCCGCAAGAAATTCTGGTGGTTATTCTGTTGATGCAAACGTTATTCAATACGGCAAAACTGGACAAGAGTTGAAGAAATACAAATTCGTTGGTATGTTCCCACTAGACTTGGCACCAATCGACCTAGATTGGGGTTCAAATGACGCAATTGAAGAATTCACTTGCACATTTGCTTATCAATTCTGGGAAACAGATACAACTTCCTGATAATTACGGAGGACCCACACGGGTCCTCCATGTTTTTTTGATTTTATAATTACACACAAATATGGCAAACAACAATAAATTTTCACTGTTCGGTTTTACTATTTCTCGTCAAAAGGATGAGGAAGAAGCAACTGTTCAACAATCATTTGCACCACCATCGCAAGATGATGGAGCATTAACTATTACATCTGCCGCTTACTACGGCACATATGTTGACCTAGACGGTACCGCAAAGAACGAGGTAGAACTTATTTCTCGTTACCGTGAAATGGCAATGCAACCTGAAATAGAATCTGCGATAGATGACATAGTTAATGAAGCCATTGTGCAAGATGACGATGGATTAATCACTAAAATTATTTTAGATGATTT